AAAAAGCCTCCTACGGGGTTAACCGAGGAGGCCTTGCAAATTAAGTTGGTTGCGGGAGTAGGATTTGAACCTACGACCTTCAGGTTATGAGGCTTCCCGCAACTGATATTTATCAGCTACTTAGCTTCACCGTTCATTCCGAAAACACCCCTTTTGCAGCGAAGTTTCGGAATGGATCTAGCCGCCTGGCGGCTGCAGCGGGTTGCCGCACACCGTATCGAACTTTGCATTGTGCGCGTCAATTTGCCGCACCGTTTCGTCGCTGTCGGCCGCGTTGCCCTCGTCCTGGACGGGCCGCCCCTCGGCCAGCGCGATCGCCCGCTGCGCGAGATCGAGCTGGGCATAGCTGATCGCGGTGAACAACGAACAGCTGACGTCGCTCGGCGCCTTAGCAGTTTTGCTTTGTCCGACTGTGGCGCAAGCACCCAGCCCGGCGAGCATCATCATCCCGATCGACAGCGGCAGCAGCCGCGTTCCCCTTCTCGACATTTTCAAGTCCCTTCGTTGCTGCGGCCGCGGCGGCCGTTGCCGCGCCCTTCCCTTCAGCCGCGCCGATCGCGACATCCGTCTTGTGGTTCGTGGTGGCGGTGCAAGCCCTGAAGCCGGCGAAGATCGCGAGCGCGACCAGAACGATGCCGGCGATTTTCCACCCCAGCGAGAGAGCCTTCAGATGGGTCAACATGGCAATATCTCCTATTTGGCGTTTCTAGACTCGCTGAGCGCTATCGATGCTCGGGAGCTACCCATGTGGCCCGATGCCCTGAAATCGACTCCTGCGAGTCCCAGCGGTGATCAGGGGATGGGGTTTTCGAGCGCATAGATCCGCGTTTCATATTCAAGGAGCACGTTGCCCAGTGACGTGCCGGGGTCGATGACGGCCGCCGCAATCTGCGCATCGATCTCGTCAGCGACCGCAGCGGACGCACTCGCCGATTGCACGGCCGCCGCGGCGATCGCTTGGCGCTGGATGATCGGCCGCTGCGGGACGATGCTCGAGCTGAAGCGCGGCACCAGGCTAGCCGCCTTCGCTTTGCGCTGACGCATCGGCTGCCGGCGCGACGTGGGGCCGCCGAGTGAACCAAGCCGCCATCGCCAGGCCGACGAGGCCCTGAACGACAATCGCCTGCGCGAGCATCTTGAAAAGCTCGTTTTCCGACAGTTTGGGATAGGCCGCGACCATGTAGAGCACGACGCCTGTGAGCATGAAGATCCCGGCACCGGCGATCGCGTCACCGCGGATCCGCGCAAAGAGGCGGTCGAGAAAGTCCCAGAACGTCACCGTCAAGCCCTCCGGTAAAGCGCGGTTTCGGCCGCGCGGCGCGTCACGAGTCCCGGGAGCGTCTTTCCCTTGGCCTTGACCCACATGCCGAACGCCTTGCCCGCCTCGACGAAGCTACGAGCGCGGTGCAGGCGTAGGACGCTCGATTTCAGGAAGGCCCCGATCCCTATGTTGAACGCGAGGCTCACCATCGCGGAGAATTGATTGTCGGTGGCGCCCGGCGCTGCGTTCGCGACGGCGACCTCGAAGCGTTCCAGATCATCGAGAAGCAACGCTTCGGCCTGGGCCTCCGTGATGACCATTCCAGGTTTGACGTGCGGGCCGGTCGAGCCGTAGCCGATCGTCCAGACCTTGGCAGGGCAGAGATACGCTTTGAGGCGCAGGCCCTCGCTCGCCTTTACCAGCGCTAGCCCCGCCGCGTTGATGCGGCGCCGGCCCGTCTTGAGCGGCTGCGGCTTCTCGCCGCGTGCCGCGCGAATGGCGGCATCGAGAATATCCACCTCGACCTGATCGAGACCGTCGTCGTCATCGTCGAGCTCGCGCGCGATGTCGAACAGCGGCTTTATGATGCCGGTCGCTTTGACCTGGAACAGGACCGCGTTGATCGCAGCGACGTCGCGGCTGGTCATCGGTCCGCCGATTGCGCGGATCGCGTCGAAAATCGGCTTGTCGTCGACGAAAGTCATCATGCCTTGTCCCTTTCATCCAAACGGTGCGCGCTCTCGACGACCTGAATTTCCTGCTGAATGTTGCCCTTCGCTTGCTGGATGCGGCGCATCCGGGTCAGGAAGGCGTTGGCATTTTTCTCGGCGACCTTGCGCGCGTCGCTGTCGGTCGCGGTTAACACGGCCTCAAGATGCTCGAGCGCCTGCTGGAAATGATAGAAATGCTCTTCAAGCGCGCGGAGAGCCCGGTTTTCTTCGCGGACCTCGGCGATCTCGGCCCGCACTTGCGCGGCTTCGTCGGTTACCTGCTTAATCAACCGCAGCGTCAGGTCGTCGCGGTGCATCTCGACGTCCACGGCCTTGGCTTCCTTGCGCTCGCGCCGCGCATCGCCGTGAAGGTACGCCTTCCCCAGCCACGTCACGACCGCCGTCAAGGCCATCCATGGGGCCACGCCCATGAACTGTTCGAACGTGCCCATCGTCAGCCCGCCGGTTCGATCGTCGCGGCGATTTCGATGGCCGTGCGGCCGACACCTCTGCCGTCCAGCGTCATCGCGGTCACGCTCACCGCAACGTCGATCTGCTCGCCGGCCTCGGGGTCGCGGAGACGCCCGATGAACGCTTCCGCCGCCGCGAGAACCTCGGCCGCGCCGGCTCCATCATCGGGCCGTTCTGCGATGATTTCATCAAGCTGGTCGCCGATCGCGCTGACGGCGCCGGCCTTTTCGGCTGCGACAACGCTGAAACGATAGGACATGAAATATCTCCCTAAGCCGATCAGGTGATGGCGGTTTCTGTGAACGGATTGTCGATGCGGTAATTGGCGCGGCGCAGCACCGCAGCCCCGGCAAAGACGTGGCTGTCGGTCGTCGTCATGTTGGTGACCCAGGTATCTTCGATCCGCGCCGACGTGCTGATGCCAAGGCCATAGCGGGCGGTCGGCACCTCGAAATGCACGCGCAGGTTCTTCATCGACGCATAGCTGGTGTCGATGGTGTTAAAGATATATCCGGTTTCGGACAGAACGCCACGGACCGTCGCGATCAGGTCGCGCATCGTCGGGCGCGCGCCGCCCATATAGACCGCACTGCTATAACACCGCGAAAAGAAGACATCGGAGATGACATCGTCAGCGCCAAAGGTTTCGACCGCATTTCCGCGCGTCGAACCCGACAGGTCGATGGTGCTGTTTTTCAACGTGAACTGCGGGGCGCCCGAGAACAGGATTTTCGATGCCGACCCATCGGTCCTGATCCCCTCGACCGTGATGCCGTTCGGGGTGCCGCCGCCACCGTGGATATAGATCAGCGGATTGACGTCGGACGCGCCGTTGACCACGTCGGCGAACGATGGCCCGACAATCGTGTGCAGCCCCGCGCTGCTACCGATGTCGATGCAACCACGCTTGTTCGGCGCGTCGACGCGCGCGGTATAATCGACCTGGTCCCACCCGGTGACGTTGGGGCGGATAATCTCGACCATGTCGGCAACGCTTTCGATCGCCGCCTTTTTGTTGCGATCGAACTTGCAATCGATCACCCGGAAATGGCGGGTGCCGTCGATGTTGGTCAGCAACAAGCCTGGACCTTGGTTCTGATCGAACAGCACCTCGATGAAATCAATATGCTGAATACGCCGCGCGGCCCACGTTGGCTGATTATCGCTTTCGCAATCGATCCCGGCGCACGGTCCTGTCGAACCCGCGGCGTCCCACAATCCCGACGTCAGGCCATACCGCCCGCGCAGGAATGTGCCCCACATGCCTTCGATCACCGAACAGCCCTGCCGGTAATTGCCCAGCGCGACGCAATCCTCCATCACCCACCGTTGTGGCACGTCGGCCAGCGTCACCGCGCCGCCGACGCCTGACCCACCCGCGCCGGCACCGATGTAAAAACCGTCACTGGTGCCATTGTTCGCTTGCACTCGGCTGAATTTCCAGTCGTTGCATTTGTCGATGACGACGACATGCGCCGGGTCCTCGGCGACCACCCGGTTGGCGCGGTTGCCGTCAAAGATCAGGTCGCTGATCTCGAAATTCTGGCATCGTGCGATATAGATCGCCGATCCGCCATAACCCGTGGCCGCGCCGTTCGCGAGCTTGATGGTGTAGCCATTTCCGTCGAGCCGAAAATGCGACCGATCGGTCAGCACCAACTGCGACGGAATGATATAATTGGCGTCGAGCCGGCCATAACGGCCATTGCCCAGCGCATCGAGAAAGCGCTGAAGTCGCAGCAAGACCGTGTCGCCCGGCTGGCGGAAGGTGTCCGGGGTCAACAGCTGTTCGACCAATATTTCCTGTGCCGTCTGTCGCCGCGCATAGGCGATCGGCCGCTTGATCCCGACATTTTCTCCGCCGTCATCCTGCGCCATGTCGGTTCGGAACGCGCTGTCATTTCCCGTGCCGCTGGCGCCGATCGGGCGGCCAATCGCATCATAGGCCGCATATGTGCCCGCACGATCGCCTGCGCTTGGCAGCTCGGGGAGTGTTTCACCTCGGCGCACGCGCAGCGCGCGACTGCCCACATCGTTGATATCGCGGCGGGCTTCCTGGTGAGCGATCATCGATCTGTCCAGCCCGCGCTCGTGACTTTCGGCGGGGAAGTCGTCGCCCGCAGTATAATCGGTCGGCTGCTCGAGCGACATGTCGCCCTCGATGCGCCAGCTCGTGCCGGCGGCGATCGGCGCTAATGGCGTGACGCTGCCGCCTGCAAGGTTGCCGGCGCCGGCAACCGAAAAATGGGTGCCGCGCACCAGCACGGTTTCACTACCGTCGGCGTTAGTGCGCGTGACCTTCAGCGCGTCGTTGTCCAGAAACCGGAAAGGAACAGGGCGTGGGTTGGCGCTGTCGTCGCCAGCATATTCGCGGATGCGCAGATCGGCGTCGACGCTGACAGTCATGTGGGAAACCTTTCGCCTATTCGACGAGGTTCCCTACATCGGGCGCGCGGGCCTGCTCCAAATGATCGCCCGGCGACCAGAAGTAGTCCTGCCCCTGATCGGCGGCGTAGCGATCGAGGCGCTTGAAGCGCTCCCGATAGTCGGGATCGACCATCTGCGACATCTCGTCGAGCATCAGCCGCTCGAACGCCAGGCGCGTGAACCAGAGCGATCCGATGCCTGGTGTTTCGCTCTTCAGCGTCTTGACAAAGGCCGCGCCCGGGTTGGTCTTTTCGCCCTGGATCACCTTCAGCGGCTGCCCGACCGCCAGGCCGAGCGCCGCGTCGACGGTCGCAAAGGCAGGCCCCGCCAATACCGTGCCGATGCCGCCGCCGAAACGCGACTGGCTCGAGCGCAGAAAATCGCCGTAAATGCCGAGCCCGCCGCCCTGCAGCACCGAAGCGCCCCAGAAAGCTGCCGTCGCGCCCGGATCCTCGCTGTCATAGATCGGGCGGGGATCGCGGCCCTTGGCGATTTCCTTCAGCTGCAGCGCCGTCGCGCCCATGACGGTCGTATAGAGCGTCATCATCACCGCATAGCGCGCGCGGTCCCATCCCGTCATCGCCAGCGCGCGCTGCATTTGCATCATCGTCAGGCCGATCGCGAAGCTTTTGAACTGGAACGCCGTGCGGCCCATCTCACCGACCAACGTGCCTTTGGGCAAAATGCTGTTCACCGCCGCATTGAGCGCGATCGATGGCACCGGCACGGCATAGTCGGTTTCGGTCAGGATCATCCGCATCATGCGATCGCGCAGCGCCTGGTCGCCGATCGCGTCGGGCAGGATCCAGTCGGCGCCGCGGGCCTGGGTAAGGTTGGTGGCGCGGATCTTGTCCCACTCGGCCGCGCCCATGCCATAGCGTTCGAAGCTATTGCGGAACGGCGCGTCGAGATTGTCGAAGGCCTTGGCGCGCTCGCTGGTGATATGGGCGAGGAAATCCATGCCGAACGCCCAGCGGCCGCTCTGCGTCACCGCGCCCAGGCCGGAAATTCGCATCGTTCCCTCGGCGAGCCGGCGCGACCATTCGCCGGTCAGCTCTTCGCCGGTCATGCGCGCGGTCGAGGCGGCCATCTGGCTCGCTTCCTCGGCGATCAGCCCCATCCGCATTGCCAGCGCCCGATCCTCGAGCGCACCAGGCCGGAGCAATTTCAGCTGCGACGACAGCTGCGACACGATCGGGATCCCGTTCATCTGGCGAGCGAGCAGCTGCGTCGCCTGGTCGGACGTCGTCGACAGCACGGCCGATCCCAGCTTGGTCGCAATCTGCCAGCTTCGCAGCGTCGAAAAGCCGAGCGCCATGCGCCGACCTTCGGGACGGCGGTTCGCGCCGGAGATCTCGTCATAGATTCGCAGGATACGCTTGCGCGCCGAAAAGCCCGCGTCACGATGTTTCTTCGCGCCGGCGCCGCCCGCGGCCGCCTTGAGGTTCGCGTCCTTCTCGATCGTGTCGGTCAGCCATTTCAGCGCCTGCGCTGGGTTCGGGCCGAGCCGTTCCATCAAGGCAATGTCGCGCGACATCGCATCGATATGCGCCATCATCGTATCGAAGGGGCTGGCGCCGCCGCCATACTTCGCCTGCATCGCCATCCAGGCATCGGCATCGGTGAACGACAGGAAACGATGATCGGCGCGGCGGTTCGCCAGACTGCCGACGCCCGCTTGCCCGCCGGGGTCGCGGTGCGCCCAGCCATCGGTCGATATCGTGTCGAACACGTCGCGCAGCGCGGCATCGAGCCCCTCGTCGGTGAACGGTGCCCCGGTGGCGCCGTCGATCATTTTCGCCCGATCGAGCGAGGCGAGCATGTCACCGCGCCAAGTCTCGAAACCGATCGACGCGACCGCGTCGGGATCCCAGCTCTGCGGCATCCCCCAATCCTCGAGCTTGCCGATATGGCCGCCGGCGGCGTTATAACGCTGGCGCAGCGCCTCACTCGCCGCGCGCCAGGCGTCGGCGAGCTCGCGTGCCGACAGGTTGCCCGTCGAACCCGGGACGAACAGCTCGCGCACCATGTCGTCGAGCTCGGCCTTGTTGCGCACGCGGCCGAGCAGGTCGCGGCTATGCTTCTGCAGCACGCCTGACATCGTCGCATGCGCCTGCCCGCGCACCGATTTCCACAGATACTCGACGTTGCGATACGGCGCATATTCGCTGCGCACGAGCAGGGCCTCAGCCGCTTTCGCCAGCCGATCGGCCGCGGCGTCGTCGATCGCGCGCACGCCGCCGGCCCCGCGGCCATATGCCTGCATGTCCAGCCAGGCGGTGCGTTGCCCCTGCACCTGCAGCAGCGCCTGGCGCTTGCGCTGCAGCTTCGTCGTGGTCAGCTGCTCGAGCGCGCGCGTGCTCGCGATCGCGTCGGCCGCCTCGTCGCCCATCGTCTTGCGATATTCGGATTTCAGGGCACCGAACAGCGACAGCATTTCGTCGGCCTGGCGCGCATCGATGTCGCCATTGGCGAGCAGGTCGGGAATGCAGAGAGCTAGAGACATTTTCTTGCCGCCTCGATTGCCGCGTCGTCGCGGCCGAATTGATCCAACAGCTCGCCGATCGTGCGCTCGACGGGCTCACCTTCGCCCAGGTCGACCAGGAAGCGAGGTTCGCCGGCCTCGTCGGCCGCTGCGCGCAAAGTCAGCTCGCCCTGATCGGCGCGGTCGAACAGCCCTAGGCCCATGCTGCCATCCTGTTCGGCCGTCGATCGCAACGGGGATCCGGCGCGCAGCTCCATTTCGATCGCGCGCCTGGCGGCGATCGCCGGATCGGCAATGTCGCCGGCGTCCAGCGCAGCGGCGACCTTCACGTCATGCTCGAGATTGTCGGCCTGCAGCTTCGTGCCCGGACTATCGGGCGCGTCGAACAGCTTGCCTTGTTCGGGATCGAGAGGATCGAAGCCCCGCTCTATGCCTGTTTCGATTTCCTCACGGCGCGGCCAGGCGCCGTCTAGGCCATCCGGCTCGCGCGAATAGCCCGCCCCTGGGAGAATGTCGCCATCCGCTTCGACAGCATCGCCTGCGCGTCCTGCTCCATCAGGAAGGCGACCATCGACCGCGTCGCCGCCGGATCGCGCCAGAGCGGCGAAGTCGAGTTTTCGGACATCGCCGACGAACTTTCGGACGATACCGGCGACGGCACCGCCTGCTGCGAGCTCGCCCGCGGCGGCATCGATGATGTCTTTGACGGGGCCCGCGCTGAAGGCGAGGCGCTGGACGAGCTCGATTGCGGTGGCATTGTCGATCGTCTCCTGTTCGCTGGCCTTGCGGTCGATCTTCGATCCGCTTCTTTCCAGCGTTTCCGCGTTTTTAGCCGCGACGCCATGAACCTGCTTCAGCTTCTTCAGTTCGCCCAGGCCGCGCTCGAGGATCCGCGCGCGATCGAGGAACAGCGACGAAGTGCTGTCGAGGGCGCCGAACATATCGAACTGCTGCTCGCGCGTAAAGCCGGCGGCGATGCCCTGCCTGACGATGCTGTCCGCCTGCGACATGCTGGCAGGCTGCAGCTTGACCAACAGGTCGACCAGCGCCTTCTGCTCGCCCGGGTCCGACAGCAGGCGGCCGACGATCGCCGCGTGCCCCGGATCGACCAGCTCATTCACTACCATGCCGAACGCATCGTCGCCGAGACGTGACAAGCCGCCGGCGTCACGCACCAGCACCGATCGCGGCGGCAGGAACGTCATCGCCTGGTCGGGCCCGATGCTGCGCATGACCTTTGCCGCATCGACCATGGTGCCGGACCCCTCGGCAACATTCTTCAGCGCCGCCCATACGCGGGCGCTTTCGGCGTCCCACCCATCGGCTTCGCGCAGCACGAGCGCGTCGATCGCCACCGACTGCCCCGGATCTTCGGCGCGGATCCGCTTCGCCAGGCCAAGCCGCTGATGACCATCGGCGATCAGTCGGCGGCCGTCCGCGGCCTCCCATACGATCGAGCGGCCAGCGAGGACCGGGTTCCATTGTTTCACACCCTGCAGGCGCTCGGTTACGCCGAACGCATCGCCGCCGCCCTTGAACTGCATCAAATCGGCATCGACCGCGATGTCGTCGGGATCGAAGCTGCGCGACGTGATCGTGCTCATGTCCATGCCGGCGATCTTCATCGCGGCCGCTTCCTGACGCAGCAGCAGCGCCTCGTCGCGCAGCAGCTCGGCCTCGGTCCCGTCGCGCACCGCGCCGGCGCCGCCGCGGCCAGCCGGCACGCTCGCCGATCGGCCGCCGACTGCCTTGTGGATTGCGGCGATCGCTTCGCTCGCCGACTTGCCGCCACCGAAATAGGTCGGGTTGCCGCGGATGACATCGGCCGAAAGGATCCGCGCGACCGGCGTGTCGGCCGCCGCCTGCAGCACCTTCGGCCCGTCGCCGCTGCCCAGGACGTGCATCACATACATGTTGCCCGTGGTGCGCGGGACGCCGATCCTGCGAAGCGCCGCCGAATTGTCGGCGATTAGCGCATCCATCAGCTTTTCCTGCACGTCGACGTCGAAGCGCTGATTGCGCCAGGCCGCGTCGGCCGAGGCGGCGCTGCCACCATAGACGCGGCGATAATATCCTTTGAACGTGCCCTCGACGAACTGATAGCGCCCGCTCGCCGACGAACCCAGGCGATTGGTCGCCCGGTCGTTGCCGCCGCTTTCGGGGCCGGCGATCGCGCGCTTCAGTCCATCCGGATCGAAATCGCCGGCGACCGACGCCGACGCACCGCCGCCGGCGCTATCGACTGTGCGGCCCGGCTCGCCGATCGCGCGCGACGCCGCGGCGGCATAGTCGGGGATCTCGGTCGAACGCAGCACGCCCTCGAGCGCGAGCGACAGCCGATCGGCATAAGCGTCGCCGGACCCTGCGATATAGGGGTTGCCGGCATCGATGTCTGACTGGCGCTCGATCGCCGTCGCGCCCGCGGCCACGTTCGGATCGCCTTGCGCGCCCATCTGGCGCGAAAGTGCGACGAGCTCGCCATCATCGAGCGAACCGAGGATCTCACTGATCACCTGGCGCTCGAGCTGGGTCGGAGACGTAATCTCGGCCGCTTCGAGCGCGCGGGCCATTTTCTTTTCGATCGGGCTCAGCGCGTCGAAAGCGCGGCCGCCATATTTGCCGGCGGATGCGATCAGGCCGCCGAGGACAAACCCGCCAGTCACGGCAAAGCCCGCGCGCGCGACCGACTCGCCGAGCGTCAGCTCCTCGCCCAGCAGCTCGCGGTTTTCGGCCACCACGGGCTGCGACAGCACTTCGACCAGACCATTGGCGAGCGCCGATCGCGCCGCGATGCCGATGATCGTCTTGCCGCCGCCGCCTACCGGCATGGTGATGATGTTCCACGGATCCTCCATGGCCTTCGTCACGCCGCCGGCGAGATTGGCCGCGGTGCCGCCGATCCCTTCGCTGCGGTCGAGAACGCCGCGCGCGCGGC